CGCTCTTGCTGCCTCCGCTTCAGCAGCTTTAGCCGGGTATGCCATTTTGTATTGCTCAATGGCAAGCATGTCCTGCTTGTATTTTTCCTCTGCTGCTGTTGCTGGCTTTACGTCCTCCTCTATTGCTTTGAATTTTTTCTGTAACTCCTGCCTTGACTTATCTGCGTCTGCTGCGCTCTTCAGCGCATTCTTCTGGTCCCAAATCTTAGCGGCATATTCACCAGCCAGCTTTATTTGCTCCTGAGTAGCTGACTTGCCAAGCGACTGTTGCGCGTTGAGAATGGCTTGTTCGCGGGATAGTTCGCTGGTAGATGTAGCATTAAGCATGGTCTGCTGGCGTAACTTCTCCAGCTTTTCAGCGACTGATTCAGCTTGTCGTTCTTCGGCGCTTTTGCCCTTTCCTTTGCCTTTTTTATCTTTGGTCGGTGCTTGCGCAATCTTCAGGTGTTTTGTCGCTTCAGCCTGTTTCTTTGTCTGCTCATAACCTTCAGCTGATGCCTTAACGAATCGCTCAACCTGATCGTTATATTGCTTTTGCTTTTCAATGTCGTCATCACCGAAAAGCGCATCCACCCCCATCTGCGCCCATGCTCCGGGGTTTAATTTCGAAATTACGGTTGCAAGAGAGAGAATCTTATCGCTCGTGCTGGTTGATTTATCGCCGAGGAAATCAATGTATTTTGCCAGTTGGTCGATAATCTCTACCGCTGTTTTTGATGCTCCAGTAGCATCGTTAACGGCCACAACCAGTTTTGAAAATGAAACTTCTAGTGAGCCTACAGCCTGATCCATTGTGCGAGGAAGTTTTTCAAACTCAGCATTAACGACGCTTGTTCTGTCCTGAATGGCATTTAGCGCATCTTCTGCCGTCAGTTTGCCGTCAAGCATTCTGGCGCGAAGCTCACCCATTGAAATGCCAAGACCTGCCGCTATCTGGCGAGCAAGCTCAGGCATCTGTTCAAGGATGGAGTTAAATTCTTCGGCGCGGATTGTGCCAGATGCGATTGACTGACCGAACTGACGTAATGCGTTCGCCATTTCTTCGGTTGATGACCCGCCGATTCTACCTATTTTTTGCAGGGTATCTGTAAGGTTCAGAACCTGCGCATTTGTAGCACCAGCCTCTTTCAGTGAAGATGTCAATGTTTCCCACAGCTTCGTGGTATCGCTGAGGCTTGCACCAGTGGTTGAGGCGATATTTGCCAGTGTGCTGAATGTTTCGTTCGCGGTTTTCGTGTCAGTTGACAGGCGTGCAATCCTTGCCTGAAGCTGTGTCATGTTATCGGCAACTTCAAGGAATCGCTTGCCCCATTCGATAATCAGTGACACGGATATTGCGCCAGCCAGCATCGACATGCTGGTTTTTAGTCCTGACGCAGCTCCTCCAGCACTCTTCATTCCGCTGCCAGCATTTCTGGCGTTTTTATCCAGCTTCCCAAGCGCGCTTGTGGTTTTGTTGGTTGATGATTCAAGGTCATCTAAAGTCTTATTGGCTGTTGTCGCGCCAGCTTTCAGACCTTTAACATCCATCCCGACTTCATAGACAATTCCGCCGACTTCTTCAGCCATTATGTATTCCTCGCTTTTTTCGCTTTGCGTTCAGCCAGTGCCTTCATGCGCTCGCGGTCTGCTTTGGCCTGATCGTACTCGGCTGCGCGTTCTTCTTTTGTTAGCCCTTTCGGCTCTGGATATTTATTCTTAATCATCATCTGAAACTCTGTCATGGACAGGTTTTCAGCCTCATCGCGCGTCATGTCGAAATGCGTGCGTGCTGAGATGATGTATTGCGACGCATGAAATTCGTTTGTGGTTTTCTTGCCCTGCTCTTCCAGACGCTCAGGCACTTTGAGTGGTGACTTGCCGATGATGCCGTGCTCCATCAGGTTTCGCGCAATAATAATAATGTCGCTCACTGGCATAATGCCAGGTACGTATCGCACGCCGCGCGGCGTTGGCTTCCACCCACCAATCAGCACAGAGATATCATCTTCGCAGCATGATTGCATGACGATATAGGCCGCACTCAGCACATGGCGACCAAACACTGGTTTGCTGATGGTTTTCATAACCTGCATCTGCGCGCCAAATGGCAGGTATTCGACGTGCTGCAATGGCGCAACATAATCAATGCCATTGAGCTTAGCGTACACCTCGACGATTTCTTTTGGGGTGCCGATTTCATTCATGGCACGAAATGATGGCTTAAAGAAAAAACTCCTGTCGGAAAGCGAGATGCGCATCTCTCCGATTTCTGTTAGTGGCGTGCGATTGCTCATGTTTTGCATCCTGAATTTGACTGATGTTGATTATATCATCTCAGTAGTGTTGACACCTGCGAGGTGGTGATGTAGATTCAGGTCATCGAAACTAGTGATGAATGAGGTGAGTTATGAAAATTAAAATGTTGATTGCGTCTGTTCTGTTGGCTTCTTCTTTTGCTGTTAGTGCGACTTCAGAGATGTGCAAAAACATCGGAGAAATTGCCATGAGCACTGCCGATGCTCGAGATAACGGTATCAGCAAGAATCTTGCCGAGGTGGTAGTTAGGGGGTCAACAAAAAACAACGAATCAGCAGAAATAATCGGCCTTGCTATCGTAGAAATGGTTTATGCACGCAAGGATATGACCAAAGAACAATTGCGTGATGTGGCTGTTTCTTTGTGCGAAAAGAATGGCATGTGATATAAACAAGTTATTAACAATTGAGGTTAGCTATGGACGTTGTTATTTTGTTGTTTTTTGCTGGTTTGGTGATATTTGCGTACCTTCTGCCATCTTTTGTGGCATTGCAGAGAAAGCACACAAATACGACCGCAATCTGTGTGCTGAATATTCTTGTCGGATGGAGCTTTGTTGGGTGGGTTGCAGCACTTGTTTGGGCATTGGTTAAGAGTGACGACAAGAAATGAACGAACAAACAAAAGCCGACCTGATTTTCTATACTGAACTGTATGTTGATGCAGGTTACGATTACGAAGAAGCAGAGCAGATGGCGAAAGACTTGCTTCGCGTTATTGGTGTGATTTTTGATGAGGATAAGGTGATATGAGCCAGTGGATTAGGTGTAGTGAGCGGATGCCGGAAATCGGCGAACTAAATTGGAGAACTGGTTTTCCTTTGCTGGTTACGTGTGAGATCGGCGTTATACCTGCTTATTACGGCTTTGTGAGCATTGACGGGGATAAACATTATGGCTTTATGGAGAGTTTTAAATACGGAGATGGGCGCGGCAATCACCCTCAAACTAATGAATATGGCTTGATTAGTAATGCCACACACTGGATGCCACTGCCGGAACCGCCACAAGAATAAACCAAAGCCCCTTTCGGGGCTTTTCTTTATCAGGATACAGTGCATGCCGTACTGATAATAATTTCCGGGTCAGTAGATGAGTCGGTAACGGTAACTGTGTACACGCCAGCTGTTGGGCTTGCCAGTGTTGCGCCAGACTCACCGCCAACAACCACGCCATCTTTGCGCCATACGTAAGTGTACGGTGCGACGCCACCTTCAACAGCAACGGTTAATGGGCTGCCAGTGCTGCCAGTTGATTGCAGGTCGGTAGTGAACGCCAGAGGTTCAAGGCTTTCGACGGTAACGCTGTCAGAATCGTAAACTTTGAACTCAAGGCTGCCAGTAACGATGTCGTTCGTGCCACCTTCATAACTGATGCTGGTGATGTTGCAATACGCGGTAACGATAGTTGCACCAGTCACCTCACGCACCCACAAGGAAGGCTGACGACGCGCTTTCAGTTCAGTGGCGTAAATCTCAACCAGACGATGGAAGCCAAACTCATCGCTTGGGTCATTCTTGCGGATTTCAACCTCTGCGCTGATGGTCATATCAGAGCTGGTAACGAGAGTGGAAACAAAGCCGCCAGCTGTATCCGCTTCCGACGTGGTAGTCTGCGGTGAGTAGTCCACGCCTTTACTGGTGGTTGAACCTAAATACTTCCAGTCTTCTGCATCAGGAACTGCGTCACCGCACCCCTCAGCAAGGAACAGTCGGGTCATGCGACCGACCAGAACGCCTTTATCATTTGCACAAATAGCCATTTCGATCTCCGAATTGTGTTAGCTGCTAACGTGGTGATTATATCACAGGTGTTGACAGTGATTATTTTGTGGTGTAGATTAAAATCTACTTAGTGGCCGGCTATGATTAATAATAGGCACACAACAGGTAAGAGCATTGAGTCGATAATCGTGAAGAGTCGGCGCGCCTGGTTAGCCAGTGCTCTTACCGTTGTTACCAGCAAGGCCATACATGATGATTGATTATCTCAACGGTAGATTATCATGCTGGGCTGGCGAGGCGTTGACCTTGAAGATGAGAATGGCGCAATCATCAACAACACACAACAGGTAAGAGCATTGGATGTTGACTGGCTTAGCATACCAAATCCAACATTGTTGCAGCAGTGCTCTTATCGTTGTGTTAATGCCATCTTGATTATTTGGATAGGTTTGCATCCATTGTTATGCCAGTTTCAGTTAATCGCGAAACGACACAACACTTAATATCCATCATTATCGCAATCATATGTAGGGGTATGTATGGGTTACGGGGCTGGATATTAAGAAAGCACGCTGGCAATGCTTAAACCAGCACTTATGGACGCGTAGCTTAATTGGTTAAAGCAACCGACTCATAATCGGCTGATTGAAGGTTCAAATCCGTCCGTGTCCACCATATTAAAAGCCGCCTCGTGCGGCTTTATTTATTTCACAACACGCAATAGCAGTTCATGCACTGGTCTTTTTTCTTCCGTCAGCATCGGCCTTCCGAGTGGCGCCTGCAACTGAATGTAGTTCACGCATGAATCAATCGGGTGCGTTTTGATGTGTTCGATAATCTCCAGCGCCTTAGCGTCAACATCCGCCACGTTGTATTGACCATGTTTACCGACAATATACAACGAGAAATAGAAGTCACCGCCGAGGTCATCCATCACCTGCGTGCCACCATTTGATTGCAGGACAATAAATTGCTCGCTTCCATCTCCGGTGTCATTCCAGAACTGCAACTGCGATGTCCAACCATCATACAATCCGGCATCTTGAAGATATGTATCAACCAGTTCAAGCATGTTCACAGTTTCATCTCCTTCTTAATCACGCTATCGACAAGGTCTTTTGTGCGTTGTGCTGCTTTGGTCAGGAATTGCGGCTCACCTCCAGGACTCCAATACGCGCCGTTACCATTGCTGCGTGGTTTACCTGTGAGTTTGCCACTGGCGTTATGGACATACAGCGCATATTTCGCGGAATAGCCAACCTTGCCAGTGATTCGCGTCCCGCTAACTTCCACGGTATCAAACTGACTGTTAATTAGTGTTGATGTATCAATTGGCGTTAGCGTGGCTGATTCGGTGCGGATGATGTATGTCGCTGACTTGATTGCACGCACCGCTTTCGTGGCGATTATCTCATCCACAATTTGCGATGTTCTTTCTACGGCTTGGCGGACGCCTCTTAATTTCGCTGGCATTTTATACCCTTGCAAATTCTATTGTTGAAGTATACCATTGAATTGTCACGTAGGCGTGGAACCCGAAACGACGCACAAGCAACAATGAATTTAACGCCCTTGTCAGTATGGTTTTGTTGCAACCATGTTCCACCTGACAGGGGCGTTTCCCTTTGGAGTTAAACATGCTGACCGTTGAGAGACTTAAGCAGAAATTAATTTACAATAGTGAAACTGGTGTTTTTACATGGAAGAAAGGCAGAGGCCCAGTAAAAGCTGGCTCCACAGCAGGAAGGCCACATAACCAAGGGTATATCAGAATAGCTATTGATTACAAAGACTACCTTGCCCATAGATTAGCTTGGTTATATGTATATGGAGAGTGGCCAGAAAATGAAATTGATCACATTAATGGGATAAAAACAGACAACAGAATTTGTAATCTACGAGCGGCAACAAGAGAAGAGAATTGCAGAAATGTTAAGGTTCATAAAAGAAATAGGCTTGGCATAAAAGGCGTCTCAGAGAGAATTGATTGCAAGCTAAGATTTGTTGCCAATATAAGGATTAATGGATTAGTGACTTGCCTTGGTCATTACGAAACGGCAGAAGAAGCTAAGGCCGCATATGACAAAGCGGCGCTTAAGCATTTTGGTGAGTTTTTCAGATCGTAATCATGTTACAAGGGCAAAGTCAGGTGGCTCTGCCCTGTTGAAAGTTGATCCGTAGTTAATCACATTCAGAATCTGGTTTGCGCCAGCCACCAGCGGGTCAGCATCTGTTACCGTGCCAATCATGATGTAATCACCAACCTTCGCGCCAGTGTATTCTGTCCAGAAAGTATTCTTCTGCACAATCTCATTGCCTTTCGCATCGGTCGATACATCATCGTTAAAGCCATAGTCGCACATGATGCTCACTGGTGCGTCAAAAGTTGGCTTGCCGTACTTGTCAGTGCCGCTTTTATGCCAGATGGTGCATGGCTGCGTGTAGGAAAACCGAGCCAGCGAAGTCATTTGCACTTACTCCCACGCACAACTGCAAACCACGGTTTACCGCTTCCGTCAGGATCTTCCACCAAATCGCCAGTACACCCTGCTGTATCCAGTAGTTTCATCTGATTGTACAGCGCCACCCACGGCTTACTGCCATACGCGAATGATTGCGATGCGCCAGAAGGTGCGCTCTGACTGGTGACGTAGCGCCCTGCGGTATTTGCGCTAATCAGGATGGAAGCCCACAGCATGATCGCATTTTGTCGGCATTCATCATTTGGATAGTTCAGCTCAAGGCATTCGCTGATTGATGCCACAAGGCACAGAATGCCAGACGCATCCGTTGTGGTGATGGTCATCCCGCGCGATGCCATCTGGCTGACAAGTTCTTCAGGTGTTGGTGCTGTCATTTTTCTTTGACTCCCGGACTTTCCACCACATCTCAAACAGATTCTTTATTACCAGAGACAGAGCGCCGAGGATTGACGCCACTGCCGCCCACTCTGTCAGGCTGTGTGGAATCATAGCCTCAAAATAAGATTGCGTGACAGGTGTTTGCTCTGCAACCTTCAGACCGATACCTGTGCCAATAGAAGCATATCCAGCCTTATCAATCACCTGTCCTGTCGTTCCGCTTATAATCTGCTCTGCGACTTGCCTTAGTGTCCCGTTCATTGCGTGTCTCGCTGATGATATGTTTCCAGCACTTATAGATTTGAATCAGCGAAAAAACAATGGCGACCACGCCAAGAATAATGTCCAATTTCGCCGCCCCATTTAAAAGTGATGGAAAGGATGAACAGATGGATGCCGATAATAATAAATGCGTACTGCGCATGAAGCGGCGTTTCTACAGGCGTGATAAATTCCCATACGAATGACTCTATCGCAACCAGCCATTCGTAAAGGCTCATTGTTAGCACGCAGAGCGCCATCTTTGTACTTTTGCGCAGCGCAATAGCCGGAAACAACCAAACCATAGACTGCGCAAGGTAATACAGATATTCGGCGGGAAATGAATCAACAAGCACCCATCCAAGATACACAGACATCACCATTGCCGGAATGAACACCAGAAACGCGACCATGCCTGTGCAGGCAAAACCAAGCACATACATGATCATGATGGCAATGTCTGCGCCGAACATTATTTTTTACCGCGCGATGGTGAGCGGGTAGAGCCGTTTGGCTTCACTGCGCCAGTTTTGCCGCCGGTTTTGGTGTTGCCAGTAGCGCGTGAACGAGACGGACCGTTTGTTGAACCCATGCTTAAATCTCCTGTTGTTTGATTAGCATGATTTTAGCATATTCCAGTTGATGTAGATTGATGGCGCGTTTATAGTAATGACGTAGAAACAACAATAAATGTTAGAGGTGAATGAGATGTTTGATATTGACAACCCAAGTGATGACAAAGCCAAGCTGATTGATGCTGTTGCTTGCAGCTTTGCTTCATGCCAGACAGAAGGTGAATATCAGGTTGTGAAAATGTGCATTGTTGAGTTCTTCTCGGCAATCAACATTCCTGACGATGAAGCTGTTGATATTCTGCTGAGTGCCGCTGGCAATTGCGCTGAGGCGGACGAATGCATTGATGAACTGGTTGAAGAGTTTGGCGGTATTTTTCAGGGTGATGAGGAGCAATTATGAGCAGCAACGCAAAACATTATGATTATTACATGGTTGAAGGTGATGATGTTAAGAAAGTCATTAATGCATATGATGACATTCAAAAGCGCCGCAATGAAATTCTCGGTGATGCAATGAAAAAGGTTGGCGCTGTCGCTTTCACTACAACACGTAGCTGGGGCGCGGTCGGAGGTGGCTTACTTGAGAGCTTTGTGTGGAGTAAGCAGTTTGAATTTCCGTGCCAAGTGACAATAAAGCGTGAAGACCTTTGGGAAGGTCAGCGTGTAATTGTGGCTCGCGGAAAAGGAAATACAAAGGACGGGCGGGAATACAACAAAAAGCTGGACGCAGTGATGCGAGAGGCAAACGAGAAATTAAAGTTACTGCCAGAATGGAAGGACTACATTGTTAACCATTATGGCATCGCACGCACCGGAATCGGAGAGAAATCTGGTCGCGGATTTGGTTTTGCAATGCTGTCTACTTATGGCGGTAAACACCCACAAAAGGATGATTGCCTGATTTTTGCTGTGCCAAATACAAAAGATGAAGGCCACGGACAGGTAACGATACCTGATAACTTTAAGCAGATAACATACGGTCAGTTTTACGATATTGCTAATTCTGGTGATGAGGAATAAACAATGAAGACACTCAGCAAAATCTATTCAGACAAAGAAACTCGCAACGGCATCGCTGTTAACAAAACCTATCTCGTGCCAGTGGAACAAATCTATCTGGAGCCGGGATACAACATCCGTGAAGCAGATGAGCAGCATGTGGAATATTTCGCGCAGTGCTGGGAATCAGGTCAGCCATTACCAGCATTAACGGTTATCCCCGATGAGAAAGGCATTCGCATCCTTGATGGTCAGCACCGCTATCTCGGCGCATTGCGTGCCATTGAGCGTGGCGCACCAATCGTTCGCATCGAGTGTAAGGACTTTACTGGCGACGAGGCTGACAAAATTGCTTTTATGGTGTCATCCAGTCAGGGTAAGCAGCTTGACCCGTTTGAGCGCGCAAAGGCTTACACGCGACTGAAAGGATTTGGCTGGACTAATGAAGAAATAGCCAAAAAGGTAGGCCGCTCAGTCTCTGATGTGCAGATGCACCTGTCATTAGGTGATGTGCCAGCGGAAGTTAAAGCGCGAATCAATGCCGGGCAAATCAGTTATGCAAATGCCGTTGCAGTGACGCGTGAGCATGGTGACGATGCGGTTAAAGTTATCGACGAGGCAGTTGAAGAAGCGAAGGCGCAAGGCAAGGATAAGGTCACGGCAAAAGTGCTGAAGTCGAAAAAGATTAAGCCAGTAGACCGCCTGATTGAGTTATTGAAGCCAGCTGACCATGTGATTCTTCCCGCTGGTCATGTAGTGGCAGAGGATGAGGAATTTATTCAGATTCCTGTTGCTGATATTCATGAGGTTATGGCAATTCTGGAGAAGATGTGATGAGTAAGTATGAAGAGTTGGACTTGAAGATATTGCACATGCTTTCTGTTAAACCAACTCCTGTTTTTGATATATGGCTTAAGTTTCGTGATGATGTTAGAAACATTACGGTTATTGATCGGAGGATGCAGGCACTGAAAAAGAAAGGTTTTGTGCGCAACGTTCGCGGATGTGGTTGGGTTAAGCTATGACACCAGAACAATTCATTGAAAAACAGCTGCGCGCCAAACTGCCTGAAATCGACCAGATGGCAATTGATGCGGCGATTCAGTATTACAAGCGCAATCAGAGCGCTAAGAAGGGTGGCATTTTTGAAGAATGCCTGAAGGTTGCAAAACAACACATGATTAAGGTGAAGTGATGAAACTAAAAATCAGCAAACTATTACTTGAATCAGCATTAATATTCCAGGCGCGCAATGATGTGCGATATTACCTGAACGGCATCTGCTTCATGCCTGATGGTCGTGTTGCATCAACTGACGGTCATCGCGCATTCATTGGCTGCAGTCATGCCAATAAGCTGACAGAAAATGTGATCATCAAGATTGGAAAATCTCCAACAAAACGTTATGAGTACGCCATCATTGACACTAAGTAGAAAATGGCAACGTATCATGATGAATCTGGCGTGATGGTTGGATCAGGTATCTGCGAAGAGATTGATGGTCGATTCCCTGATATTGATCGCGTGATACCAAAGGAAACAAAAGCAGCAGATTGCATCGGATTCAATGCTGGCTATCTGGTTGATATTGAGAAAGCAGCAAAGCTGTTCAATCCAAGGTTCTGCGGTGTTAAGTTTGAACTGAATGGAAATACCAATGCCGCAGTTTGCTGCCTTAGTTCGCCATCTGGCGAGACTGCCAAGATTGTTGTTATGCCGATGAGGATTGATTGATGAAAATTGAATTATTCAGAAAGAACACCCCTGTACCGGATACAATTGAAAGGCAAATCCCAAAAGGGGATAATTATAAATTAGGTTCAATAACATTTATTGAAACATGTATTGTTTTTCATACTAAGTCCGGCATTCACATTAGACCTTTATTCAAAAAACCAACTCAAGGTTTAATTTTAATTGAAGGTGCAGAGAATGTACTCATTATCGGTCAGGGAGGAGGAGTAAAGCTTTACGCTAAGCCGCTACTTTCTTTGTAAACCAAAGCCCCTTCACGGGGCTTTTCTTTTATCACGCCAGATAAGTATCATCCTCAAACCACGAGACATAAGCATTGATATTCTGCACCGCGGTATCCAGTGATGTGATGCGTAACAAATAGGTGGTATTGGGCGCCATGATTACCTGTTCACCGAGTTTTGCCTGTGAATTACCCTGCCCCTGATTCGATGCGTTACCCTCGCTATATGTTGCTGCGACCGTCAGCTGTCCAATACTTGTGATCGTAGAGCCAGTCAGAAGCTGCGCCGTAGCTGCCTGCGGCGTTATGTCGTTGGGGTTGTTGATCTCTGCCGCCGTACCGCCGGTGGCAACTGCGCCGCGATAGATTGATGCAACCACACCTTTCCCTGTGTAACCAATAATGCGCTGGTTGAATATCACCTGCTTTGTTCCGGTGATAAAGATGCTGTCAAGGTTTGAACTGCCAGCGACGTCAGTCACGCGACGTGATGCGGTGAATAACTTCCCTTGCTTGTTAGCAAACTCTGCATAGGACTGCGCGACAACCTGACTTGATGGTACTGATGTGGCAGCTCGCCATACCATGACTTTCAGAGATGCAATGCCAGCAGGTATCTGTGACTTGATCACCTTCAGTCGCAGCGCTACGCCATAATAATTATTATTGTTAACGTCAATCCAGAAATCACCGGATGAAAGCGGCGATACCATTACAGAAACAGACCCGCTTGTTAATGGCTCATAGCCACCGGAAGAATTTAGCGGCACAATCTGCACCTGTAATGCTGACCAGTCCGCAGACATGGTTTCGCTAAGCAAAACCTCTCCGTCATCCGGAGTTGTGTTTATTTCGTATCTTACAGCCATAGAAACCCCCAATAAAAAACCCGCATAATGCGGGTTCAGTTTACTCTGCTTTCTTTTTCTTTGTCGTCTTTTGTTGTGGGGTTGCGACTTCGAAAGACTTTTCCAGTTCTGGCATAACGCGCAGTTTTGGCAGCAGATGCTCAGCAGGTTCCGTGATAACCTCGCCAAGCTGCAACTCACGAATCTTGCCTTTCTCTTTTACAAAGATTCCGCGTGCGATGACTTCGTATTTAGCCATTATTCACCTCAAATTCACAAAGGGGCTTTCGCCCCTTTTTATTACAGCGGAGTTTGCGTACCGTAGCCGTTGAATACTTTTGATTTGCCGGAGAAATCGCGGCGCACCTGAAGGCCAAAAGCCGACCACACGAGGAAGTTAAAGTTATCGTGCGGGTTAGCACGTGCTGCCGCGTAGGTGGAGACAGGCTGAGCAACACGCGGACGGATGTACATGTCGTTGCGAACATAGCCAACGAAATGGTTGCCAGTCAGCAGGAAGTTGGTGCCAATCTTGCCGATGCGACCATTGCCGAACTGAGTGATGTACTGCTCAACCGTGCCGCCTTTGAAGCCAGCTGCATCAGAATACGGACGCATAAAGCTGCGACGCACTGACGGGGAAACCCACAGAGTCACCTGCTCGAATACGTTCTGCGCATCCAGAATAGCCTGGAAATCCTGATTGAAGAAGGTCACGATTTCGTCTGGCGTTGCAGTTTGCAGGTCGATATTAAGGCCGCCGGAAGCATTCAGGTTAACCTGAACAGTGTTCGGGTGGTTGGTGATACCGTAACCAGTGTAAACACCGTTCACGTTCAGAGACTGGTCGCCAGTCAGCAGATACTGGGCCATATCAGAGCGCAGGTTAAAGGTGACGTTAGCCTGATCGTCCAGCAGCGGGTCAAAGCCTTCAGACTGCATGCCCAGCAGTTCGCGCCATTCGCGGCTGTAGCCAGTCTTGAAGATTGGAATCACATCGCCAGTGTAATCATAACGAGTTTTATCCAAATCTTCCGGCTCCTGACCAGACAGAGTGCGGACGACTTTACCAGCATCGGAAGCAATGCGACTGATTGCCACGGTCTTACCGATGTTGATGTTTGCCGCGATGCCCATCAGGTCAGCCATCATGTCCTGACCAGCTTCGTTACGGAAAACGCGGGTAGTGACGTTATCCACGTCGCGCCAGTAATCTTTCGTTACCAGTGCAGTAGCGTTAACGCCGTAAGTTTTCGCCAGTTCAGCTTCTGCATTGCAGAATACCTTGCGGTCGATAGTGAGATGTTTCCACTGGTCAGCCACTACTGCGGAGTTGGCTACCAAGTCTTTGGTAAAAATAATCTTTTCCATTATTAAGCTCCAGCAGGCATGGAAGCATTGCCAGCGCGACGAACTGCAACCAGTTCAGCGCCATCAGAGGCAACGGTGTAAGTTTCATAAGAATAGAACAGGATGTTGTCACCATTACCAGCAACTTTTAGGGCGCCAGCGCCATTACTTGCCAGCGGAGTACCTTTCTTCAGCACGGAACTCTGCGCAACAAGCGCATGATAAGTTACGCCAAATTCGCACTGCACAGCCATGCCAGTGGCATTAGCCGGAACTGCTTCAGAGACATCACCGCCGCCGATGTAGTTGTGCTGAAGCACGTAAGGGAAACCCTGACCGCCAGCGGTAGCATGTGCGATGATTTTGTCGTCATCGTTAAAAGTTACCAGCGCACCCGGTTGCAGCGAGGCGTTCATGATGCCTTCGCGAATCTGCGGGTCGTTCTTGCGAGCTGGGCCACCAATGATGGTGCCATAACGGATAGTAGCCATTATTCAGGTGCCTCCATATCAAAATCGTCATCAGCGTGGTTCGGCTGGAAGCCACCTTTCAGCGCAGCAGGTTTGCTGGTCAGCGCATAGGTTTCACGCAGTGCTTCGCCTTTCAGCGCATTCACAGCGGATTCCGGCAGTTTCAGTTCGGCGATGATAGCAGCACGCATCGCGGTTTCTTCCTGCTCGGTATTCGCCTGCAATTGCTCTTTCAGCTTAACGTTTTCTGCTTCGATGTCGGTCAGCTTCTGGTTGACAGCTGTCAACGATTCCTGAACCGGCTTGAGGGCTTCAGCGAGTACCGCTTGCAATTCCTCGTTCGTCATTGAGATTTCCCCTTCAGTTGATTTTACCGGCTCAAGTTCAGTTTTATAAACAGCCTTGACCCGCTCACCGACCAATTTTACCACATCATCAATAATGATGTATGACTGCATATATTTCTGTCCGTCAATCTCTACGCCAAACTTATCGTCGTACACCGCAAAGATGTAAGGCCAGCTATCTCGCGGCAAGATATCCATCATTCTCTCGCGCAATTGCTCGCTGATATTCTCAAACGACAAGTCTGATTTGTTGGTGATGTAGTTAATAGCTTTGTGCAGCCACGATTTATTATTAATCTTGTTGGCGCTTTCGTCTGGCACGGTTGAATCTTCAAGGTTTACGGTGATGCGCTCAATCTGCTCACCATTGGTGGCAAAGATTCCCACGCCATCTTCTGGCGTTCCGGCTCCCGGCACTCCCGGCGGCAGGATTGCAAGATGATCCCATTCCATGTTTCGCGCAATCCATGAGTATTTTTTGCCTTTGCTTGTACCTTCTGCGGCCTCTCGATTAAGCAATAAGCCAGTTGATACGTGGATTGGTTCAGCGCCTTCTGCGGAGTTCATCAGCGCCTCAATACGACCGAGCAACTCCTGACCTTTCTCTGAGCGTTCAGCAATAACTTTGTTTACCTTCAGGTCAACAAGTACCTTGCCACCATCATGAGAGGCATTCTCTATCCATGCGCCAACATGATACTGGTTTACCGCCCGAATATTGTGTGCAGAAACGAAAGAGCCATCAACCATTGGGTGGTTGTATGGTGCCGGGTTTCCATTTAGCCCATGATAACTATTGCGTATCTCTTCCGCCGGGTACAGGCCACCGTTCATCACTATGTCGTCGCATAGAGGGGTGACATTTTTTATAACGTAGTGCAAGTCGCCATCAATCACCTGCTCACTGATATTGCTCGCGGAATTGATAGTGGTGAGCACGTTAACTTGCAGTCTATTCATCGCGTAGCTCCACGGTTAGTTTGTGGTCGAATTATAACACAGGGAGATATAGCACCATGAGGCGGTAGCCAGTGCAAATAATGGCGAATCAGTGAGCGCGTATAGCGTGAGAAAGTAAGTGATAGGGATTATGTTCATGGGCCACCTCCTGATTAAATGATAGCAGCCCATGTTGAACAAAAGATATACGGTGTTAGTCTGAAATCACATCATCCATAAATGCAAGCGCAGCACCAGAGAGACAGAATAGAGCGCCGTAGCAAATAATCTGGTACAGAGTATCAGCCTCAAATACTCTCGCGAATGCGTAAGCAGAAAGTACCCATAGAAGTGGAATCATTTTCGCTCCGGGATGATGATTGTAGTATCGAATGGTGGAACGCACCCAAGGTGGACATATTCTCCAAATGTATCGAATAGCGCCCACAGCGGAAATGACGAATATCCATCATCATCTTTTACTGGCTCGACAAAATCACCAATACCAGGAACTCTCAAGCGAAGTTCATCGTGTCGCTTGCGAAGAATGTCGATGCCGTTATCGTTGAGCTTAATTTTCACGGATTCATTTATATTAAATTTCATCACACCAACCCCGCATTACGTTTAGCCTTATGTACCAATTCCATGAAGCGACCAACTGACATTGTTTTGCGCACCTCGGCAAGAATTGCGCCATGCAACATCCTTTCCTCACCAAAATACAGCTTATCGAGTCGAGTTTTAATGAGTGCTCGCGTGCGCTTCATGTGGTCGCGCGCCTTGAGTGCTTTCTCATGCCAGACGCGGTCGTTCTTCTTATCAGCATATTGCAGTTGACGCTCGACTGTTTCAATTTCAAACGCCAGTTGCATGTCATAATCTTCAAGCTGAATGATGTCCGCTTTCATAATGTCGTTTAACTGGATAATCATTTTTTCACCTTTAATCCTGAGTTATTAATTTGCTCGCGATAATGGTCATCAACATTCGGTCCATGATCGTTTGGACATGGGCACACTTGAATCTCAATTGCTGCTCGTGATGCTTGCCATGCCATCCATGCAAGGTTTGTTTGATGGCATTTGTACTGCTGGTCATCCCATTCAGTCATTGGGTATTCCGTGCGCCATAAATCAAATCCTGTTTCTTCCTTAATCCACTTTTCAAACTGCTCTCTACTCGTCATCTTCTAAATCCTCATCATCTCATTCTAAATTTACAGTCCATCCATACTCGTCACACCACATGCAAGTATAATGAATGTAAGGCCATCCTCCGCTGCTAACCCACTCGTGGTCACACTCAACCTCCTCCACTATCCATCCCATCTCTTTACGGTTATTGGCAATAAACTCATCCGATGTCACAAACAGAGTTCTGCCGGATTTATGCTTAATAGCCCATCTCATTTAGTACGTCCTCAGCGAGTTTGCGGAACATGATTTGCACCCTTGCCACCTTGCGCCACTCTGCCTCGGTGAGAATAACATCCTCATGCTGCGGCATCCCTGACATTTCGCATGGCGGTAATGGCTCATACTCTTGCTTCTTGCGTTTCGCTTTTCCCATGATAACCTCTTGCGTTGCGAAGAAGTGAATTAAACATGTTGCCGACGTTAACCTCCTGCTCACGCCATGAGTAACGCCATAGCTTCTTGTGGTGGTCATAGCTTCGCGTTACATCACCGTTATGAAACATAATGCGGATGCGGCTTTTCACGATTCGGTAATCAATGTCAGTGGATGCGCTGATTTCTTTCACCTCAGCGCCAGCATTGTCCAGCAAATGACACCGGATAGCATCATCAATACCCGCTGCATCATCAGAGATGAAATATTTATACTGCCACTTGCCACCACGAATCACTGACTTCTCGCGGCGAATGAATCCCAATGCGAGCATCTCATGCAAACGATGCGTTGTTGTGCTTGAATGCTTACCGCCGCAATGCTTCTCAATGTATGCGCGCGTTGCGCCTGGATGATTGATAATCACGCGCATGATTTGTGATTTATAGTCCATGTTCGCGCTCCTCGGCTGCCTGATTGAAGTCTTCTGCGGTGTAGAGATGGCCATTTCTGGTGTTCCATGACTTAGTCATTAGTTCTCTGTTACGGAATGCGTCTGTACGGCAATAGCAATCACCGCACTCAATGTACTCCCACCCATCCTCATCGACAGCAATACCAACCTCATTACAGCCGCAGAATGGGCACTCCAGCAACCCGTTGTCATTCATCATTGGCATATATGGTGCAGTCATTTGGTCATATCCTTAAGTATCTTGTTCATGTTCAACTTGCACAGCTTTATCAGGACTCGGTCGCGCCTGTATCTCCATTCCTTTTTGCCACGCATCGATTGCTTAAGTAGTGTGCGAAACGTAATATCCTACCGCTGATTTCTTGATTTCTTGTTTCTGGCGTTTGACTCACTAATGTCAGCGAAAATTAAGTCAACTAACGTGCTGAACTTTCTCATTTCAACCACTCCCCAAGATTATTAAATTTAGGCGTATCGCCAGACCAGTCGATAACATCCTTCTGTTGACTGCGTTTGCGTTGCAGTCGGTTGCGCACTTCCCGCAGTTCGCACTCAAGCCACTCGCGAGTGCGTTCAACTTCATTCAGTCGCTGAATTAACGATTTTTCGTACAGCTCATCAGTTGTCATTGTGCGCTCCTCAAAATTTACCAACCGTTGCCATTCTAAGTAGCTCAGGAAGCACCCCTGTCGAGTAATCTACCTGCCCCTGATGATACCCTTCAAGGACCGCGTTTGTGAGATGCGTAAGACACAGGTCAATGTCTTCAGCACCCACTCCGCGAGCTTCAAGCATGGCGCGTAAATACTCGCATCTTTCTGTTATTACTTTTTCTGCACTCATTCCACATCACCTTTTCCGTTGTGGTACAATCTACGTCAATAAGTATTGACTAAGTGACGTAGAAACGTCAAGATGTTTTTCGAGAAGGAGTAGTAAATATGCCAAGACCACGACGCGAGCCGATGGACATTATCACCAGCATTGTGGAGAAGCGGCAGCCGCTAACACTCCGTGATGTTCGCTACTTTGCCCGTTGCTATGTGGCGCTGGCTGATATGCCTAAAAATGAGATGTATGATTTGATTCGGGCCAATTTTAATGTTGATGAACACAACCGCGTCACAATGCCGCGACGCGAGATGATTAAGTGGAGTGAGTGATGCCAGTAAGATATAAATTGCTGATGGGTAGTGTTGACGATTTTGATGGTGCACACCATGAAGATACTTATGCCTTCGTACACAAAACAAATGGCTGGGTGACATTCACGAACAATCCGCGGACGATCAATAAGGAACTGTTCACCTTGATAGCACACCGCGAACGAATCACCGACGAGCAAGACCTCAACGATTGCATTGGTGTACCGGAAGCTGACGCAACAGAGCAACTCATTACCGAGCGCGGTAGCCGCTATGGCAAATTCAAAGATGGCGCTGAAATTATGCAGGAACTGAAAGATGTGATGCGCGAAGTGGATGGCTGGCACAACCTGACGCCAAGCCAGCGTGAGGCGCTAGACATGATTCAGCACAAGATTGGGCGCATCCTGAATGGCGACCCGACCTATGACGATAGCTGGAAGGATATTGCTGGCTATGCGACGTTAATTGTTAATGAACTGAATGGAGAGATTAAATGAATAAATTCCTGAAAAATGTCGCATGTGACATCTTTATTGTGTGGCCTCTTATCTATTTTGGTTTGTTTCTCCATGTTGACTATGTCTACAACATCGCTCTTGCGCTCATGTGGTGCGCCAGCGTATCTGGCATTTTTCTCATGTCTTTTGTTATATGCAGTAAAGACCTGAGAATCAAATTAGCAAGTGAGCGCAAAACCAAAAAACTATGGATTCACAAAAAATACCAGATTGTCACAGCCATCGCTGAAGTTACCGCTGTCTTTGCTTTGGGGTACTTCTGGTTGGGCGGATTCTATCTGGCGGCGCAGGTTTTTACATGGATTGCACTTCAATCAATCGAAGAGGAGATTAAATAATGGCATTCTGCGACATCACAATCGCGCAACGAAACGCGAACTATACCAACATTGCTGACACATCAGCACAACTGGTATCACTGAACAGCGACGGCAGCGCAGTGCTGAAAATCGGCACCGAAACAGCGCAATTCATCGTGCAAAATCTGTCTCAGGCGAACGCAAAGCAGGTGTTGATCAGCACTGGCAGCGTTCTGTTTCTGGCTGGTAATTACAATGCACCGAACCTTGAGTGTTCGCTGGTGCGCATCGTTGAGGCTACGGTTGAGGAATCTGTTGATGAGCCAACAACATTGCCAGCAGAGTGAGCCACCAAAACCATCAGCATGGTGTGAGCAAATGGAGCGCAATGCGAAAGATGGTGATGAGGCGTATGCTTATTTTCAGCTGAAGCAGATGTGGAAGCAGAGGGAAAACTCAGAGCAAGCCAGTTAAACACAAGCCCCATTATGGGGCTTTTTTATTGCGAAGCGAATTGTACTGCGCCGCACACGCTAATCCTGCTTCCCTTGCCCTGTCAGCGTAATCTGCCAGTTGTCGATTTCTTTCGACAGATTCGCTGAGCACGTCTCCAAGCAAAACTCCGGTTTCTGCGGCTGGACTGCCAATGGACTCAGTGGTGGAATATCCGACGAGCTGCTTGCGGATATTTGCGAGCTGTTGCCGCAGCCTGCCAGACTTAGCGGCAGCATTAACAGCATCATTGCGCGCAGCATCAATCCTTTGCTGTGCATCGGCCTGAATCTTTTGCAGTTCTGCATTGCGTCGTTGCTCCTCTTGTTCGTCTGCTGCCTTCTGTTCGGCGATTGCTTGAGCTTTGCCTTCTGCGTATCGCTGATCGCCGTAGCTGATGATTTCGCTACGCACCCACAACGCACCAGCAGCAACAATTATAATAATTGCCAGCGGTCGCCAGTATTTAGTGATTATTGTTGTCATTTTTCGAACCTCCCGCTAACCATGTGCGCGGGAAGGATATGCAATTAGTCATGAAGTGCAATCCCTTAGTGGTTTGATACGCAGAATAAAAACCATTTCGCGCCCTCATGCGGTTATGTATTTCACGCATCTTTGCTCTCATCTTTTAGCCTCTTATTCGCCTTATTCATCGCATGCATTTTGCCGAACATTGATAGCACGAGCACAGAATAACTTATCCCCTTGACTACTGAATCCGGTATCTCGGATTTCAGGTCGTCCGGCATAAACATCCATACGTGCGTCATGGAGTCCGGCCACAGTTCAAGATATGAGCAAAATGAAAGCCACACACCAATAAACCAGTTGCTTAGCTTTTTCATGCAACCGCCCCGCCTGCGGCCTTATACACCTGAATCAGCTTATCCAGTTTCTGCTCATGCTGACCATAACCAGCGCCCGGCAGTGAAGCCCAACGGGAGCGGCATTTATGAATGGCATCCGCGATGCGACCAGCCTCGATGTCGGCAGTGGCTTTGCATTCACGAATTAGCTGCATTGCAATGGCGTCCTGCGATGCTGGGGAGAAATCCGGCAAACGCAATTGCTTTTTGTACGCATCATAAAACTTAGCCAATACCTGATAGCGCCCGGCGGCAGTGGATTTAATGCCCAGCTTAGGCAGACTAATCAGCTTGCGTGGGTGGTCTGCGTAGTCGGTAAACAGCGAGCCACCAACAATCACATCATAGCCATGATTATTGGTCTTCTGCCGCCCGTTATCCGTGCCCTCGCTGTACGCCAGCATATCCAGAAATGCCTTCATATTTTTGCTAATAGCCATACCAGTAAACCTCTTTTTCAGCTTTGCGTTTTGCTTTGTCGCCAGTCTTCTCGCCCCACACAATAAAGTGCGCGACGACACATGAGAAGCAGCGAAGGTTATGTTTCTTCAGAAGTGTTGATTTACGGAACACGTCAATGCCAATGTCGGTGGCAAGACTTGTCAGTGCATCAAACTGATTCTGCGTTGTCTCAGTGGTGATGTAAGGCGATATGTCCACAGCATCGGTGATTCCAAACACCTCCGCGCCGCGCTCCGATAGCTTCATTTCACCTCCTGCTCAAATAATGATTAATTCTACCACAGCAGGTATTGACGTAGATTGAGTGGTGGTGCATAGTATCTACATCAAGTGATGTAGTGAGGAAGAAAGCATGGTAATGGTCAAATTCAAAGAAAACGGACGCTGCGGAGTGTTCGGCCTAGAGCAAATCAAGGTACGTCCGTGCGGCAAGGTGGTCGCACCATTTGGTCTGGTGCAGCTGCGTGAATGCGAGATTGTTGAATATATTAAGTGAGGTTGGTGATGACGCAACGAGAAGTGTACCAATTGTTTACTGAATGGTTTGATTCGGTTGGGTTCGCAGATATGACTGATAGCGAAAAAGACAAGCTCTGGCATGGTTTCTCCGTTGGATATTGCCACGACAATAACAAGTCCATGCTAGCGGCACTCCAGCAACTACTGGAAATCTACGATGACCAGTCGGGCAAAGTCTGGACAACATCAAGCAAGCGTCGCGCTATGGATAATGCGCGTGCGGCGGTTGATAAAGCATTGGGAGAAGCAAAATGAAACTTATCGACCTGTTAGTTCAAGAATTACCTAAGCGTGGCGGGTGGCCTGAAACAGCGTCAACGGCCACACAGGACAGTGATGGGGAAATTTGCTTTTCCTCTGGCGGGAAACACGAGTATTGCATTACTTCTTGGAAAGGAGGGAAATGGACAGGTGATGGCTTTATGGCAGAACACGCAATCGACTATGAAATATCCATCATCACTCGCGAGCAATACGAAGCCGCATTATCATCGTCGAAAAAGCCAGCATGGAATGGTGAAGGACTGCCGCCAGTGGGTGTTGAGTGTGAGTGCCATGTTGATGAAGGCATTATTCATTGCATTGTGGTTGGTTATGATTTTGATGGTAAGGCTGTTGTGATGCGCAACGTACCTGCTCGAAAATGCTTCTCCATTCAGGCTAACTCAGGGCGCATAAAGCCGCTACGCACTGAAGCGGAAAGGAAGCGCGAAATTGCAGCGCAGGCTTTATGTAACTCATGCGGAGGAATCGGAAAAGTGGATGAGAATCTTGGTTTTGGCGTCATGTGGTTCGATATTTACGACGCCATCGCAGCAGGCAAGATTCCCGGCGTGAAACTGGATGATTAAAACAATATTCAGTGTCGTAGAGATATTGTGCTATGCGATAATAATATTTGTTCTGTGCATGCTGATAAGATAAATCAAAGCCCTCACTTAGAGGGCTTTTTGTTTGCCGATTGCCACGCCTCGCGTTGCTTATCCAGTCTCTCTTGCGATGACTCAAGAATAACTGGCTTGCCATCCATTAACAATGCAGGTGTTTGTGCGCAGTGACAATTATATCTGTTGCCATTCTCACTATAGAACGTGTCAATATCTTCTGGCGAATAAAACCGCCCATGTCTAGCTGCGTGGGTAAATCTCGTTCGACCAGGTAATAATGCCGATTGCCACAGCATCACCGTCTCAATACCTAACTCCTCGCGCGCCTCAATGACTTCACGCCTGTTAGCCTGCCGCAGAGTTCCGGTAATTTCAGTCTGCGCGATTTGCTTCGCGTAGCTGTGCGACACATCAACACGCTTAACAATATCAGCTTCAACATCGCGAGGATTCGCACCACGGGCAATGCCTTCCATAATGACAGATGCCAGTTGCTGGCGGGAGTAATCACTCAATCCGCGCCAGTCTGAGTATCCTGCTGCGTAAGCCAATTGGAGGCGGTTAAGGTAAGGCTCACTATAGAGTATTGCAGCAATCGGTCGCTGCTCGGCGTAAACCGGAGAGAGGCCTGACAGCTCAGAGTTAGCCTTCTGCGTTCCGGCCTGATACGCATCACCAATGAACACGTTGGCCCACATCCTGCCGTGACCGAAATCATCACCTTCCAGCATGATTTCATCAATCAGCGCCTGCAATTCATCCATGAAGGTTGCAGCGCGCGCACTACTGAAGTCATAGAAATACAATCCGCTTGATTCTGCGTTAGTCTGACTGCTCGGAATAGTGCGAAACAACTCAAGCGCACGAGTCCTGAGCTGTTTGTATTTGCGCGTTATCACCTTATCCATCTTTGACAGGCGAGTTGCAGCGCCCAACGGGTCCGTCAGGCTTTGTGATATGCGCGGCTGTGGAAGACGGGCATTAAACCGGAGTATCTTCATTGTCATCTTCCGGCGGTGTGTCTTCCGTATATCCATCAGGCATTTCTATAGGTTCAAGTCCAAGGAATCCCCTGATTTCATCATCTGTAAGGATTTGACCGACACCAGCATTCGCCGCGCTTTGTGCAGCCTGAGCGAGCTTAACAATCAATTCGGCCTTGTCGTTCTGTGTTGGTTCAAGCAGGTCATTCCACTTGCAATAATATCCAGCGTCTGGTGCCTTATCCACAATGCCAAACGTAATTAAACGTTCAACGAAAGAGCCAACCAGATAATCAAGCCAGCCATCGCGTCTTTGCATAGCCATCATTGCCAGAGATTGCTCATCATTGGCTGACGCAAGAACACCGCTGCGACTTCCAAGTAATGAGTTGAGCGGGATATTCACTGAGGCCGCGAACTGGCTGGCTGCAACATACATAAATGGCTCAGGATCGCTCATTGACGTTGACAGGACGCTAACGTCACTGCCAAAGCTGAACATTGCTGCATCAATGCCTGAGTTGAGCATTTCGATGTTTTCGTTCAGCAGGTCCGCCAAATCATCAACTGGAACTTGCATCTGCTGTGCCAGCGATTGCGCTGAAACATTATCTTTATTGAATGAAACATTCAGTTGACGAGATGAGTTTTTGAGTAACCCCTCAGCAGAACTTCCGGAAACCTTAGCGCAATCTATTAGTGAGTTAAAACCAGCGCGCAGCAACGGAACGCCACTGAACATACTTCCATCGAAGCTGCCCTCAGCCAGAATAATGATGCGGTCAGGATGAATCTGCACTGAACGCTCAGGTTTGCCGCCGCTGTTGAAGTCTTCCACGGCGCTTTCCTGATATTCGTACATCTCAGGCATACCGTAGTCTTCACTGGCTTCATCGTTATTCCATGCGCTGACGCGCAGCTGCTCTTCCCATACCGGAATATAGCGAACAATGGATTTATCTTTAATGCGGCGAGTTTTGGTGATATCTACTGGCTCACTCCACTTTTTGCCGTCGCGGATTTGCAGAATTAAAGCGGAATAACGATTGATCAGGTTACGCTTATCGGCATCCTTGATAAATGGAAGCGCCTTTTTAAGAATGTCATTGACACTCTTTTCCCATGGGGAGGTAGCTTCATCATCAGCGTCATTCTCAAGCACCGTAGGCATACCATGCCACGACTTGTTGAGGACGATATTTACTGCGGCATTTGCCAGCGGGTAACGCTCATATGCAAATCTGAAGTCCTCAGCGTTAATTTCCTGCTTATACCCGCACTCAGACCAAAGGCGATCGTGCTTCTGGTCCAGATTCTTCCCGCCAGCACAAAGCCGCTGCTGCTGAATAGCCCGGTTATTGTTCGCCACGCGGTCGCGTATATAAGCGTTTAGTGCGTCAATTTTGGACATATGTCACCAATAAAAAAATCCCTCACGATGGAGGGATTATAGCATGGTCACTTGTTGCGATTTCGATTTCTGTATGCCGGATAGAATTTTGATATAGGCCACACCCAGAATTTCCACAGCATCTCATCGTAGCTTGGTAGCGCCTCATGAAACACCCTACCGGAGGAATACCCATCAGGATCTTCTGTATAGAAGTAGTCTATAAATCTCCCACGGGCGATATAAACAAGCTGATGTCTTATCAGGATATAAACAAAGAACGCCGTAACAATAAGAGCAAGAATCGTAGCTGCCATCATTTCACCTCGCTTACGACGCCAGACTTCATCCACTGATTAAACGCGTAACACTCAATCCTGTCACCACTTACGACTTGATGGCATTTTGCAACCAACTTAGCACTATTGCTGCGTAACCCATGATTCGTCCATACATCTTCGACGCGCTTTCTTGCTGCAATAGAATATTCGTGAACCTCTTTTCTTGTCATCGCTTCACCTCATCATCAACAAGCGATCTGAACCATGCGGGATATGACTTCGACCCGAGTTTATGGTCAATCTTCTGAATGTAACGCGCCGCGTCATCCAGTTTGTCGGAAATATAATAAAGCGACTTTCTTGCGCCAATAAGCATGACAGCGAATATCAGCATCACAATCAGGTGCGGGTTGATGATGCAGAACAGTATTGTTTTGACAGCTTTCATCACTCCACCTTTTCGAATTTGTCATTGCTGTTAAACCTGTAGTCCCTGCGCGCTGCTAAACTGTTTGTTTTATACTCATGGCCGCAATTTCGGCATCTGCAAAAGTAATAATTTCCAACCCTCTTTACAGCATCGACGTTTTCCCAAACAATACCACCAAGCCCTAAAATGTAGTTACTGATGTTTTCGTTATAGCACCTGCTACACCTTAAAGATCTCTTCCTTCTACAGCTTCCTCGACCACCCATAATCACCCTCTCAAAAAATCATTCTTGCAGCAGATACCCTTGTACCCGCGCTTCTCTTGCAGGTTAACGAAAACATCATCCAGAACGCGCAGCAGGAAATCCTCGTCGATATCATACCGACGGCAAATCACATCATCAGGCACACCAGCCCGCGCCAGTGAATAAACCTGCTCTTTTTCCTCCTGTGTGAATCCTGCATAGCTGCGCATAGTGATATCTCCGATAAGCCTGATGTAGATATACTATGCGCTCGGTGTAGATTGGTCAAGTGTGGTGATGCAGATTTATCAACAACAATAATAAATGTTGACGTAGATATGTTGGTGACGTAGAATCATCTTATCGAAAAGAGATTAAGGAACAAGAGAAATGTTTGAGACTAAAAAAGAATGCGAAGCGTACATTGCTAAAACTTATGGCGCTGACTACGTTAAATTTGGCATTGTTACCGCCCAGAAAGTTGGCCCAACAGTCGCCAAGATGCTTGGTATCAAAGAAGGTTACTACCCATCAAATGCCTACTAATTACATGCCGAGATGCCTTCGTGAAATACCGAAGGCGAAAGTGAAACCAAGGAATCAAGCGATAAGGGAGGCAAAGATTGAGGCTTTCAATATTGCCATTTCGATAATAAAAGACAGATGCAGAGATGAGAAGTCTGAACGCATTAAATCAAACATGTACGCAGCTGTGAGTGATCTATCAAGATTGAGAGATGAGCTTTAAGCCCTCAATTGAGGGCTTTATTTTTATCGCCTGCGCCGGATTAGCATTCCGCTGCCGCGCTGGACGATGTGGTCATTGAGCGCGTAACGAACAGCATCCCAGAAGTGGTTAAATGCATCGACAATATCAGTCAGCACATTCCCTGTCAGTTTATCAACCTTGTAGCTGTACATTGCCGCTTCATTCTGCATTTCCTTGCATCGTTCGTGGATGACAATGCTGTCACAACCACGCAGCCAAGTAACGCCATCCTCAACGCTACCGGGCCATTTCGTGCATGGGTGAATGTCAAATCCAGAACGCTTGATGTGACTGATGGTTTCTGGTCGCGCGCAGTCGGCATACCATCGCGCACGCTTAGCCATAGGGAATGATTGCTCCATCGCGGCTGGCGTATCGGTAATCTCAAGTCCAACCTTGCCATACTCGCGATTAATATAAATGTTGCGCCGTCCACCTGGTAATTCTTCGATGTACACCTCAACCATTGCGGTGGGGTCGGTACTGAATCCGAAGTCCATCCCGAAATATGGGCCATGCCATTCTGGTTGGACCTCAAAGTTATCAATGCGCCATTTTCCGCCGAAAACTTGCTCGTCGCTGCGCTTGTTAAATTTCCCTTCCCATATCCACATATAGCGGTCAAAGTCGACGCGCTTCATTTGCTCCATAGCGGATGGCAGTGGCGTATCCCAGAACCACGGGTTGTCGGAATAGTTACATTCGACAATCAGGATTTCGTCATTTTCGAATATGCCATCGACCATTTGTGAGCGGTAAGGAGCAATCCAATTTTTCCATGTGGGGTCAGTCTCCTTGTTGGGGTTGAATGAGCACCACAATTCGGAATTGGCAGCACGGATGGTAGGCACAAGAATATCCCAGCTTGTCTGGCTGACGTTCTCAGCTTCCTCTACCCAGCCAACGGTAATGCCAGCAAAACCCTTAACGGTTGTCTGATTGCGATACAGCCCTTTGAAACGAAACTTCGCTTTGGTCTTCTTGTGCGTTATCTCGTTGTTGATAACTCGAAACTCGGCTGACTCGCCTTTGCGGGCTATCTCATCAACAAGCTCCTGATAGCTTGAGTCTTCAATTGATTGCTGAATCTCACGAAAGCAGGCGAAACGGTCAGGCCGGAATCTTGCTCTCTCAGTAAGGATAGTGATAATCGTTCTCGTCTTCCCTGACCCACGGCCACCATAGACAAACTTAAACCGCTTGGGATAAAGCAGGCGCTCCAGCTTTGCCGGAATCAGGTGGTCAGCATGAGTGGTTGCATTAGTCACATCATCAACGCCAGTGGCTGTCATCCTTAACCGCTTAATGACGTTCTTCTGCATATCACAGATACCAAAAATGGCGGACTCTGCAACATCTGTCATTGCATCATCAATCTGCGCTTCCAGCTTTTCAATTGCCAGAGCGGATAGGCGTTTACGAGCCATATCTAGTGCAACCCCATGCAATAACCCAACCAGTGCACCAGAACATCAAGCCAAAGATGTTTCCAGTAAAATCATTATTTGGTAGGGTTATGCTTGTTAAGCTCATAATAATTGATGCTAAAAAGCAAGCCATAATGCTCTTATCCATTCTGTTGCTCCAGCAGTTTCTCCAGTCGCTCAAGGCGTGCGGCGAGTTCGGTTAATTCTTTCACGTCAAGGCCAACCTTAATCATTGATACAACCTGAGACGCCACATCTATTGGAAGCTCCCCACTGGAAACAGATTGAATGACATCCTCTATCTGCTCTACTGGCGTGGCATCTTTGCGGTATTTAAAATTAACAGGAGGCGCCATGCTTTTTTGTACGGGGCTGATGCGCAGGAATATTTCCTTCAGCATCTGTACGCCCTGAGTCGGGTTTTCCTCAGTCATCTTGATTGACGTTCTGATGAATGCGTCAAGGAACTCCTCCTCACCAAGCCCGCAACGCTTTAATGCTTCAATTAGCCTGTTTCTGTAGCTTAATCCTCTGCCAGCTGGCTGGTACTCAGAGGAAAATTTCATTACAGGGTTTGGATTAGCCATTCTGTTTTCGTCTTTTCGTATTTCGATATCGTTAGTTTAACACAGATAAAAAAGAACCCGCACAAGGCGGGTTAAAGGTTGGGTGATGATATGAGTGAAAGCGATGGTGGTTATGCGTTTATTGTACACCATGATTATCACGCTTGCCAGCATAGCACCATGCATTTTCTGTTTGCGTCTGCACATGAACGATTTCAAGCGCATCAGGGAATGTCTTTGCTACCTTCGCGATAAAATCATCCAGCTCGTGCTGTTTGGCGAGCTGCCAGACTTTCTGTTTAGTGGTTCGCATTTTCGAAAGCCCTCGTTGAGCACATGCACTTAATGTCGTGCACGCCGTTATCTGGAACAACCTCAATGTAATTACCTATCTGTACCATCATGTAGTGACACGTCTTCATGCTGTTCCAGTGACGTTCCCACATGTTTTGCATTGCGTCGCTAATGTCGTTAAACATAATGCAAAACTCCTGCAATAGCCGCCATCAATGCCAGCACATAAACAGCAAGAAAGATTTTAGCGCCAGCGGTGTATCGGCGTCGTTGGTGATTGTTCATTGATATGCCTCCACTAAAGCGTGCGCCACATAGAGCGCACTGATAATTAATATGAACGGGTAGCTATTCACTTTTCAGGCACTCTACGCAAGTGCCATTGATGAAGTGGTGATTGTGATTGCTGAGACTTTCGAATTGCTGAGCGGTGTTGTCAAACTGAACAATCCTGATAACATCGTCGAACATGACAAATTCGCCTTCAGGGTCTTCAGTCATGTCAGCACAGCAGTTCGGACTGAATGGGTCGCAACCACCAGTATCAAGCTCGTATCGCTTCAGTTTTGCGATATTTGATAAACTCAGAGCCAATACAGCAAGGTCATAAACCTCTTCGGCGGTATACCCTGCACCATGCCCATACATTTCAATGCGCGATATGATTTCTTCTACTCGTTGTTTTGTGATTGTCATTTTTGCTCACCTCCTTTGCGAAGCTGGGCAGCAAAGTCACGGATAGTGTCATCAAGGTCTGGGCACAACAGATGGTCAGCAAACATCTCCACGCCCTGCGCCCGTACTTCAGCCAGAAAAGCATCGGTGGCTGTAGTGTCTGATTGCAGAGACTTTGCGCGATAGTCATTCCACCCTCTTGCATACATGGGATTAACTTGCACGCCATCTTTTACACAATATGCCTGCCCTCCACGGTTGATAACCTTGATTTCGTCCATAGCGCCAGACTTCAGTCTCGCATTCTCCGCTGCCAGTGCCGCGAGATTAGTCTCAAGCTCTGAAATTCGGCACGTGGCATCAATATTTGTGTCCTCCAAGCACTTAATTTCACCAAGCAGCTCCAGTGCAACCTTTGGATTGAACGCGGCAACATGACGAGCGTTGTTCCCTGCATTTTTCTGTCCATCAAAGCCGGTCCATTTGATAACGTCTTCGCATCGTTCATCACCTGGCGTGTGCACTGCATAAGTACCAGTATTCGTCGAAATAAATGCGACCCATTCGTCTGGTGTTGCCTTTTCTGCCACCTCACTCAGCGCCTGATAGTCAATTTTGCTCATACCCTGACCCCCATAATTTCTTCGTAATAGCCATCTTCTTCAAACCCAATCTTTGCGATTTTCATCGCATCCTCATCAGTGATGTCAACCGCTTTGAATTTGCACTTTGCCAGCACAATGCATCCGGACAGGATTAACCACTTATTCCACCAGCGTACTCGCTTGATTGTCCTGATTGCATACATTTTGTTCTGCACAAACCAGAACTCATATGTTTTTACTTTTGCCATATCATCACCATTAAAAATAAGAGAGCTGAATCGTTGTCAGAATACGATAATTAGCTCATCCATTACTCTGCGCTTACCTTCACCATTAAACACGCGCAAAACGCGATTTACGCGCACAGATTCCATTGCATGACGTGCCTGCTTGCTCATGAAGTTTTGCGCGCCAACGTGTCCGAGTTCTTGTTCCAGCTTCTCGCGTCGATAGATAGTCTTTGCCATTTGTTACGCCTCGTATGAATTGATGATTTCCTTAATGCGGCGACGATACCACTGCATGATGTGCTCGTTATGCCAGTTGCTCATTTTTGTTACTCCTTATGCCCTGATTTAGAAACTGCCACTGCGATAATGATGAATGCCACGATAACCAGACTGGCGATGAGTTAGAAAGATGCTGCTGTCATTTGCTTAACCCATACGCTGAGATTAAAGCCTGCATTGCTGCGTTCCAGAATGCATCTGCAGGAATGCTGTTGTTCTGACGATTAACTGCAATGCGCGCCATAGCCTGTGCATCTTCAAATTCTTCACGGTCTTTGATTTTCATCTCTTCACCATCGTTTGTTTCGATGAGTTCAATCTACATCAGCTGTGATTCTACGTCAACACAATTTTCAGTTGTCGCAGTGATTTGCCGTTACGACCAACCTTGCCCACCGTCGCCCTATGTTCGCCCTAAGTTGTGGGCGAAAATTTTGATCATTTTTTGATCTGTTTTCTCTTATAGATAATAAGTAATAATAAGTATTATATACATGTAAGTTATTAATATTGTTAGTTATTTATACTTACTTATGTCTATCTATCATACTAACTAACTATGTTCGTTTTCGCTCATACCATACCTTTTGCCCACCTTGCCCACACCCCATATATGCATTCATTTCATATCTACTATTTTTCTCTCTTATACGATGTATACATACACCCACCCACCAAAAATGGGCGGAAATTAGTTAAGTTGCTGAATTTAATATGAAATGTTTCGCCCTTTTTTTGGGCATGAATGGGCGAATGTTTTGTAACTTATTGATTTTTATCTGGAATTTTTCGCCCTATTTTTCAGGGCTTTTGGGCGGGATTTGTTGTTTTTCTCTTTGCGGTCAATCACTTACGTGTTGATTAATGAAATATACCACGAAACTCATAAACAGGAAGCGTCATATTTAGCAATTCGTGCTATCAATTACCTTTGTGATTTAAGCGCAGCGGTATTGAAGTGCCCAATCGTTTTCTATATAGTAATATACATATTCCAGAATGAGGATTTGACATGAAAGACTACCGTGCAGGCTCAAGTATGAAATTTGTATGGGATAAAGTTCGCTTCGTAGATGTTGGTGGTGAATGTGTTATTGCGTTAGGTGAAATATCAGAAAGGAGCATGACTGTTGCAGGTGTCAGAGCTGCACTGAACAAAGCAGCAAACGATCACTCGCTAATGTTTGTTACTCGCCTGCGCGAAGACGAATTGAAAATTACCCGCATCAAATAAGGAGTGCTCTGTGTTTGAGAAAAAGCTAATGCCAGAAGATATTGTTGAGATGGCAGCAAAAAGCAAGCGTTCCGTTCTGAGTGTTGCAATAGAAGCAAATGGATATGGAGCGTCACGGCAATACTGGCACTCACCAAAGGACTTTGATGATAATGATGCTGGCTATACAAACGTATGCATTGGTAATGATATTGATGTTGTAGGTAAGCTATCGAGAAATATTGCAAAATCAATACAATTTCCTGCTTCTTCTGTATATCTTAATTTTTTAGGCAGCGTTTCAGCAGCCATGCTTGGTAGATTTTTTGTTAACTATCACGGTAGCGAACAACCAACATCACTGTATGTTGTCATTAGCCAGCCACCATCAACAGGTAAGAGTTCCGTAAACCAATATTCTACAGCACCTCTTGTTTGTGAGAATGAGAGAATTAATGAGGTGAGAAGAAAGGAGAGAAAAAGAAAATTAGCCAAGCTGCGCGAGATTGAGAGGGAGATAAAATCAGAACAAAACAAAACCGCACTGGCTATCATGTACGAAGATAAGGAAAAACTGGAAAACGAGATTGAAAAACTGGGTGATATTGTTTTCCCGGTGACAGACTCAACACCTGAAGGATTGAGCAGGCTTAACGCTCTTCAGGGGTCATTTGCCGTTATTTCTGCTGAGGCTACCGCTGTTAATACATTGCTTGGCCTTACTTACTCAAATGCCAATTCCACAGCAAGCTGCGAGACAGTTCTTAAGGCGTGGGATATGGAATACGTTTCTTCAGCGCGAGCTAACGGTTCAAACAACCTTTCATTTGTTGCAAACGGTTGCATAAATGTTATAGCTCAGGATGAAACCGTGCTTTCAATCATGCAGGTTGGTGAAAGGTCTAATGGTGTTAGTGAGCGATTCCTCCTGCTTCGTGAAAAATCAATGCTTGGTCAGCGCGTGTTCATAAATGACGATGGAACGCCAGCATATACACCAATTGATAAAGAGTTGATGTCTCAATATTACAGACTCATTCACAACATTATGACTGAAGAAAAGGTTGTTCTGTCTCTTGAGCAGGAGGCGATAATGGCAATTTATTCAGCAAGGCAACAGGCAGAGCCACACATGGCTGATGGCGGTCTTTATGGGCATTCAATGCTAAGAGGCATGATCGGGAAGATGGATAAGCAGGTTGTAAGGATTGCATCAGTACTTCACGTAATACGCAATTGGTTTTCACCTGATGGTCGAGAAGAGAAAGCAAAGGTCATTTCTGCTGAGACAGCAGAAGAGGCGCTCGCTATTTTTGGTGAGTTAATTGAATCATATGTTGCAGCAACAACATCATCAGGGTCTGCTGGTGAGGAAGTTGAGCTGAAAAAGCTATCAGAAATAACGATAGAGCTGGCAAGACAATCTAAGGGTTACGTAAGCATGTCAAGAGTACTTGAAAAAGCAAGGAAAGTTAAACCATTCAGGGCACAGGGCGGGATTTCGAAAAAAATAAAGGAGCAATTACTTCCACAGCTTGAGAGCATGAACATGGTATGCGTTGTTGATAGTAATGTGTATGTAAACCCTGAACTTATTAGGTGATAAATATGAAAACATCAATATTTAAATTCTGCGAAGGAAATGCAACTTTCACAAGGGTTCAGCTTGAGAGATTTGTAATTGGCAATACACAGTGCAAAAGAATGGCTGAACAAATTGGCGTCGATATTGGCGAGCTTGCACTTGGCCTATCACGAGAGTTTGTGGCGCGCTCAATGAGTTGCGGCTATCTTGATGGCGTTAACCGTGTGTATTGGGTGAAGAATAAGAGAAGCAAACCATATCTTATTGCTCTTCATGCGACGAGAAAAGATGGATACTTTAACGACATGGTGAAACTTGAGTCATTGAGTGATTCTGACTTGTTCGGAGAAACTGTTGTCTCAGGCGTGGCGGCAACAACAAAAGAGATTTTAAGGTTGAAGGATAATCTCTACAGGAAAACTGGCAATCCAGAATATGCTCTTTACGAAGAAAGGAAAAGGCTAGGACTTTGTTAGCGTGAAATGAATAACAAAAACCCTCCATATGGAGGGTTTCTTTTTATATGCTAACCGACATCTTTCCTATCAGTTCGCCAGCGTCATAAATCTTTCTTCTGATCCTCTTAGCCATTCTGATTGTGTCTGAGTCGTCTGGCAGCATCACCGGGAGTCCTGCATTTTCTGCTGCGCACAGTTCATCAAATTTATAATTAATTATGCAGCGTAACCGTGCTTTCGTCTCATCGCTAACCGATCGCATCACTTCCCACATGTTTTCCGGCGACCAGCAGCACCAGACGTGAGCGCCAGTGAAGTAATGGCACTTCCACGCATCGGCATAATCAGATACCAGGTAGATGAACTTGCCGTTATCTTCTCCAATTGGGCTTATCGCGCCGCGTGTGAGTTTGCCGTTGATGGCTGAGTCTTTGTTGTATCCTGCTTTGTAGAATGTTCTGAACACATCACCATCCATGCCAATGAATGCCACGTTGCACGGCTTCATTGTGTCAGCACGCATCATCTCAACCGCAATAAGCTCTCCAGTTTTACCTCTGGCGACATTAACGTCACAACCAATACCATTTATCAAAGTCCACTCATTCATCGCGACACGCGTCGTTTTAGACATGATTTCTGCGACTTCCTGCTCGGTGATGAAGTCGTCATTGTGATTTATCTTCGGCAGTTCCTTCCTGATCGCATCCAGTTTTTCGCGTGGATGCATATTCAGGAATCCACCAAGAGCCTCAAGAGCTTCAGGGAAGTTCATTCCAGATAGCTTCATCAGCCAGTTCATGCCGCTGCCGGAACCGCACTGATTGCATATTGCTCCGCCGTCGCCTTTTGTTTCGAAGTTATCGTCAAAACGATACCTGTCTTTGCCTGAGCATGACGGGCATGGCTGGTGCTTGCCATTGAAAACTCTGCTATCCACATTGACAATAGACATGATGGCAGCCTGCCAGTTGCCGAGCATTTTTGGCTCAATGTCTTTCCAGTCGTATCTCATAAAATCTTCCTGTTGACGATGATGTAGAATCATTGTAATTTACCCACATGAAACAATCAATCGTTACTTGCAATGAAACAATTAATCGTTACAATAGAGGGTAAGAAATGGCTATCACCGTTAAGAAGTGCGAGGTTTGCGGAAATGAGTTTATCGGAACTGCAAAAGCAAAATGTTGCTCAGGAAAGTGCAGATTGCGCAAGCATAGACAGAAGAAAAGCCCAATTCATAACTCAAAAACAGATAATGGAATATCTTGAATATAACCCAGAGACTGGCGTCTTTACAGCTGCAAAAACACATGGAACACTCTGGCGTAAAGGCAAGGTTGTTGGGCATAAGAATAAGGCAGGGTACATTACCATCACGCTACTAGGAAAACTAAGGAAAGCTCATAGGCTGGCATGGATTTATGTTTATGGGGAAGATATTGATGGGTATGAAATAGACCATATAAATGGTGATAAATCAGACAATAGAATTTGCAACCTTAGGATTTCTAGTCACCAACAAAACATGTTCAACATGAAAAAGAAATCAACAAATAAATCTGGTGTAAAAGGTGTGCATTTCGATAAAAGATGCAACAAATGGAGGGCGCAGACATCAATAAACAAGAAGAGGGTTCATCTTGGTTTATTTGACACCATAGAATCAGCAGAAAAGGCGATTCGTGAATTCATGGTTGCTAACCATAAAGAGTTTATTAATTTAGGGTGAGTTATGCATAAAATAGACAAAATGATTTCAGAGATTGATATTAATCTGCTGAAATCCTATCTGGATACTGGTGATATCGAGCCAAGACCCTATCAGTGGTTGATATATAAGTTAACTGGTGATGTGATTCGTCATTATGTTGGGCCTAGCTATGTAACAGCAAGCGTCGGTAGCGGAAAGTCACTGATGATTGCCATGATAGCAAAACGTTTTCAGGAAATGGGCTATTCAGGGATGATTCTATCAAGACAGGGCGAAATAGTGGAGCAAGATGCGGAAGAGCTATGGTCGCTTGGCGTAAGAAACTCGCTATTCAGTGCTTCGTTGGGGAGGAAAAGTTCTACGTATCCAATAATCTGTGGTTCTGAGGGTACTGTTGTAAATGCTTTGTTTGATAAAAAGGATGAATCAGGGAATGTTGTTGCAAAAGGTGCGCTTTCTGACTTTTGCCCGAGATTCCTGCTGATAGACGAAAATCATATGGTTAATGACATTGATGTTGTTAATGATGGTGATACGCAGTATGCAGTGATAATTAATGAGCTAATGAAAAGGTGCAAAGATAAGTACGACCATGAGTTGAGAATAATAGGTTATACAGGCTCACCGTTCCGCGGCACTACATCAATAAAAGGTGCTTTCTGGAAGAAAGAGATTATCAATATAGACACCAAGTACATGGTTGAAAACGGTTTTCTTGTGCCAACAATTTTTGGTCTTCATGATGTTGACAGCCTGCATTATGATCTTTCTGAGTTTCATGGTTCAGATGTTGATGGCACTCAGGATTTCACCGCAGAACAACTCAAGCAGATGCAGAAAGAAATCCTTGAGCAAGGAACTCTTACACAGAAAATCATGCTTAAAGTGATGGAGCTTACTAAAAACAGAAACGGAGTATTGATTACATGTGCTGGCAAGAAGCACTGTCAGGAGGCGGCAAAATACCTACCTGAAGGAAGCTACTCAATAGTTACAGAAGATATGGGGCCAAAAGCCAGAAGGAAGGCTCTAAAAGATGCATACACAGGGCGCAAAAAATTCACATTCCAGATAGCAGCCCTTACCACTGGCGTCAACATTCCGCTATGGGATACGAGCTGCATATTACGAAAAATAATGTCGCTAACTCTCCTTGTCCAGCTTCTTGGTCGCGGTATGCGCCTGCTGAAGAAAGAGCAAATTGATGCCGGGTATCATAAAGAAGACCATCTGGTCCTTGATTTCTCTGGCACGATGTTTGAACTTGGTCAGCTCTACGAGGACCCAATCCTGGAAGAAGCTGAAGCGCAACGCTCAAAACGTAGCGGCGAACAGGTTCAATGTCCGAAATGCGGAACAATGAATAGTCCATATGCGCGTCGATGCATCGGGAAAGACCCACTATCTCCAGATGGTCGCTGCGAGGAGTTCTTCAGTTATATCCGTTGCGGTTTTGATAAGCATGGAATCCGGATTTTTGATGATGGTTGCGGCACCAAAAACGACCCAACGGCGCGCTATTGCCGACATTGCGATCACGTTTTGCGAGACCCGAATGCGGCACTGAATGAGCGTGCGTATACCGATAACGAGTGGGCTGATGTTATGGATTTCAAAGTCCAGCTAACGAAGGACGGAGAGGGTATTTTGTATCGCTACTGGATTAATCGTTGTGATGGAAAAGAAGGATGGGCTAACGAGGTTTTCTACCCTTACGGCGGCGCAACTCACATGAAAAACATGTTCAAAGCAAAAGCTATATTTCCTCACCTTGATGATAAGTCAATGGCTGGGAAAATCCTGAAATGCCAGAACGCCAAGCAATTCATGATGTATGCGGGATTGATTAAAGCGCCAAAACGCATCACGCATCGTATCAATGATAAAGGCCGCGATATCATCCACCGCAAGGATTTCATAGGAGAACAAAGTGAAACAGCTTGATAGCGGTATATGGGTATTTGATAGCGGTTATCGCGGAGAATGCCCAAAAGAGGAGACTGACCAGATGGGTTACGGCACATGGATGCAACACCGCTTCCCTGATGTTCTGTGGTTTCATGTACCCAACGAAACTGGCACATCAAGCATGGTGCAGTTTGTGCTGAAGCGCCAGAAGATGGGGGTTAAGACTGGGATAGGCGACAATGTGATAATGACGCCGGGAGTGAAGCACAGTTGCGGAATGATTGAGTCAAAGCGCCGCGATAAAAGCAAAAGCAGGGTTAGCAAGGATCAATCTGCTGTGTTAACTGAGATGTGCAGGCTTGGTCATTATGCTGCCATCGCTTACGGCCTTGATGAACTAAAAAAAGCCACGCTTTTCTATTTTGGCTTGCCTTTTGATGTGGATTGATGTAGATTCAATTACACAATGACAAATGAGGTGATGAAGATGGATATTGAGATTCCTGATAGTTTTGATGCGGAGTGGCAATGCGAAATGCTACGCAATCTCCTTGCTAAGTTAAACGAACTTGATGATGGCGGTTATGTTGTCAGCGATGGTTATCAATTGCTTGATGATGCAATGAGAATTGCCGAAGCGTTACGTGAATACAGTGGTGATTAAATGAAGGTCTATTTCAATAATGAATTAACTAATGAGCAATACCACGCAGACACAGAGCATATTAATGGTTCTGGTTTGTGGAACATCTATGACAGATGCCCAGCAGCATGGCGCTACAAAGACGAAGAAGATGAGCAGTCAAAAGCTCTTATCTTCGGAACCGGAAGCCATACAGCCCTGCTTGAACCAGAGCGTTTCGATGCTGAATATGCGCGAATGCCGGTTGTAGACGATTTTCCAAAAGACAAAGATGGGAAACCAACGGTGCTGGTAACTACTGCCGATATGAACTCATGGGCGAAAGAGAGAGGCATCAAAGGACTTTCAGGGAAGTCGAAAGCTGAGGTGATCAAAATCATTCAGGCGACTGGCGAGCCTGTGAAAATTTACGATGTCATCCGTGAAGAGGCTGAAAAAGCTGCTGCAGGAAAGCAGATGCTGGAAGGTAGTGATTATGACGCCATTCAGCAAATGCGTGCTGTAATCCACGCAAACAGCTATTACAGAAGCCTTCTTGCTGGTGCTTATGCTGAAGTGTCAATCCTCGGTGAGCTTTACGGGGAAAAGGCAAAGGTTCGGTTTGACTGCCTGACAAAAGGTGGTGACATAATTGACTACAAGACAGCGGTAAGCGCCAAGCCTGATGAGTTTTTCCGTCATGCTGCGCGACTTGGCTACTTTATGAAAATGGCGATGCAGCACGATATGTTTGTTGCGGCATACGGTTATGCGCCGCGTTCTGTAAACCTTTTAGTTCAGGAAAAGAAAGCTCCATTCATTCCTGCTTTAATTCGATTAACTGAAGAGCAGTTGAATATTGGTCGAATTCAGTTGCATGGCGCTATGGAAATTTACAAGGCTTGCAAAAAAGCAAATTCGTGGCCGGGTTATTCAATGGGTAATCCTGTCATAGAAATGGAAACGCCTGAATGGTTCAAGAAGCAATTTAATTTATAATTAGTGAGGTGATGCAAATGAAATTATTTTGTGCAAGCTCAACAAGCAAAAGATTTAAAGAAGGTGAGTGGTATGGCGCTAACTTTTTTGGTGGTATTTTTAACATAAGAGACGAAATTGGAGCTATATGGCAGGCAACATATGATGATGAATCTGGATTCATTATCGTCGAAATGGTTGGTGGTGATTTTGTAGAATTTGAATGAGGTAATGCAAATGGGTATTCTCAATATTAAACCAGCAGAGCGTTCAGGTTCTCGTGTGGTCATCGGTATTTCAGGCCAGTCAGGCAGCGGGAAAACATATAGCGCACTCAAGCTGGCTCGCGGGATGGTTGATTCACCAGAAGAAATCGGATTCCTTGATACTGAGAATGGTCGAGGTCGCCTGTACTCAAACATCCTTGATGGCAAATTCCTGCACGCTGACATGTATGCACCATTCAGCCCTGCTCGTTACCGTCAGGCCATTGAAGAGTTTCAGGCTGCTGGCGTTAAGGTTCTTGTTATTGATTCAGGTTCTCACGAATGGGAAGGTGAGGGTAGTTGCACTGAGATTGCTGAAAAGCCACTGCTTAACGGCAAAAAGATGGCTGACTGGAAGCGAGCAAAAGCTGAGCACAAGAAGTTCATGAATGCCATGCTGCAAAGCAATATGCATATCATTGTCTGCCTTCGCGCCCGCCAGAAAACTGATTTCGCAAACCCGAAGGAGCCTGTATCGCTTGGTTTGCAGCCAGTGTGCGAGAAGGATTTTATGTTCGAGATGACCGTTAGCATGATGATGCACGATGGAGGGAAAATTCAGGAGTTCACAAAATTACCAGAAGAACTACGCCCTATCTTCTTTGAATCTGGTCGTGAAAGCGTTCGTCATGGGTATATTGGAGAGGCTCATGGTCGCGGACTCATCAAATGGGTGGACTCTGGCGTTAAAGTTGACGAAGAATTTGAGTCATGGCGCTCACGACTTCAGCTTTCCGCCGCAAAAGGCATGGATGGTCTGAAGGAAGAAGCAAAATCAATACCTGATAACCTGAAAGATAAGATTCGCGCAATCTGGCCTTCTCTGGCTGCTTCTGCTGCAGAATACGATCGCATTGAGTCTTTCATCAATGATGAGCAATTATCTCCTGTGGTAATAACCCCGCAGGATAATTTCAACCCTGCAAAACTGGCTAAACCGCAATCACAACAGCCAGAACCGCAGGAAGAAACAAAAACCGAACATAAACCAACTCCAATTGAAGGATTTTAATAAATGGCTCGCGGCGTAAATAAAGTAATTATTGTCGGCACTCTCGGTAACGACCCTGAAGTTAAATATTCTGCATCAGGTTCTGCGATTGCCAATCTTTCTGTTGCAACATCTGAGCAATGGAAAGACAAGCAGACAGGGGAAAAGAAAGAGCAGACTGAATGGCATCGCGTGGTCATCTTCGGAAAATTTGCAGAAGTTGTTGGAGAATACCTTCGCAAAGGCTCTCAGGTTTATATCGAAGGCCAGTTACGCACTCGCAAGTGGACTGACAGCAAGGGCGTGGACCGATATACCACTGAGATTGTCATTCCGCAGGTGGGTGGCGTTATGCAGATGCTTGGTGGTAAGCGTGATGATTCTGGTCAGCAGCAACCACGCCAGCAATCAGGACAACAACCTCAAGGTGGATGGGGAACAAATCCGCAACAGCAGCAACCAAAACAACAAAGCCCACAAGGAGGCAATGAGCCTCCGATGGACTTCGACGATGATATTCCGTTTTGATGATAAAACTAACCCCGCCGAAGCGGGGTTTTGTTAATCATTCTCAGTATTATACATCAATACAACTGGACCTGTATATGTTGCCGTGGATGCCAGGTTAGTCATGTTGTAAGGTCGCATTCTGACTTGGCTTGTGCTTATTAATCTTGCCTTAAGAAGCCATGTATCGTCATTCGTGTTTCCAGATGTCTCCTGTATTCCAACAGAGGATGCTGGTCTGAATTGGTCTGGAATGTCCCTTGTTACTGCCCTTGCAGCGTCTGTGCTCGTTAATGTAAAAAACTCCCTCCCTGATGTCGAAATTGCCGTGCAATTTTCAGTCACATTATTTCTAATGTCAGGGCGTGACGTTCTACCTTCTGATATGGTTTTCATTCGAATAACACTTGCTGACATTGTTACTCCGGTAGTGTTGCGAAAACGGCAATCTGTAACTTTTACCTGAAATGGGTTTGAAACCATGTTTAATGCTATGCCGTGATTTGCTACCAACCAATTGCAGGCACTGATGGTGTAACGTGCTCCGTCTGCGCTTGACTCAACCTGACACCCATCAAAATAACATCCTACAAACTGGTCCGCATTTGACATAATGGAAATCTTACCTTTCGTAGGATCGGTTTCTTGATGAGGGTAAAAGTGGCAGTTAACAAAACTACCAGCACCTTTCCTCAGGTATGCAACATCCTTAACTTGTTGACTGATTATTAGGCCAGTGTAATTATTGTCATAGTTGTTAATATCCAACGCCACACCATTCACAACGTCGGCAGGGATATCAGCCTCCCACACTGGCTGCTGTCCGATATGAGTCAACGCCATATTCAATTCATGAGGCGGGTAAGATACATAATCAGTTTTTACACCATACTCCCGATATCTTGATAGCACGCCGCCGATAATCGGCATTTTCCAGAAATCGTAAGCAAGGATGCAACCATCAGCTTTCCAGTTTCCGTCTAATACTGGGTTTTCGATACGGATGCCGTCTAACGGGCGAGCCCCTGTTCCCAGCTTGAATTCTAATATAGCGCGACCAGTAGTGAATCCATCTAGCGCGGTAATGGTAGGGTTTAATAGCGTAAAGTTGAAAGTGTCAACAAAATCCAATGGCTTAGTCGTATAGTAAACACCATGAGACATATCTAGAATAGCCCCGCCGAGGTTTAACATAGTGGGATCATCTTTACTTGATGGGAAGGATGTCTGTCGCTTTCTGGTTAGCACGCTGTTACGCCACAAATCAAGAGCTGCCGAACTGTCGAAGGTTGGGTCATCTGGCACTGCACCATAGTTTCGTGGATCGTCAATAGAATATGCTGATAGATACCCAACGCACACCCAATCATCATCTGGAGATGAGTTCGGTGGCACAGTTATCGTCCCAGATATTGGAGAGTAATACATGTTATCCAGTGGATTCAAAAGTGCAGATTCATTAGCTGTCGCTGAGCCTCCAGTTGAAAATGTATCACCATATATTTTTTTGTATTCAAGTGTCATAAAATATGACTCAGCCCACTGTCTTGCAGTGGCATCACCAACGCTAACCCATGCCCCTGGTTTTACCTCGCCCGTGCTATCTGGAGTTGAACCAGCTGGTACTATTTTTGGAAATTCCCCATCCCAGCGGTAGTATTCTCCATTTGCTTCATAACGCAGTGTCTGATTGGGAAGTGTCAGTGTCGCACCATCTTCGAAGCTGTCAATCGTAATGTAGCCATAATTACGGATAGCTTCTTCTGCTGTATACTGAAAGCCAGCAATTGTAAAGCGGCGCACGCCGAAGCGATCAGTGTAGTAGTGGTTTTTACTAGTTACTACCTCATCTATTTTCCCGGCATTGAATTTCAGGTCGCGAGGGTCTTCTGATGGAATTGGTTTATTAGTTGGTGTGGTAGCCATTATAATAAATGCTCCTTTGTGAATTTGATGTATATTGTATCACGATGACGAGATGACATATTCGTACATGTCGTCACTGTATTCACTCATGGTTAGAGTTGTTGTCCCGTCGCTGCCGGGATTCTTCTGGCTGACTACCCATAACGTGGTATCAAGCTCTTTCTCCGTGCTCAGCACGTAACGGGATTCACTTTGCACATTTGTGCCATCCCATATGTTTAGCTGAAAATCAGACGGCAGGTTGCAGGTGAATGTATGCAATCCGATCACTGTGGCTGGCAACCTGTCTGACACGCTGCCATCAGAACTGGTGATCACAACATAAAGATTATCATCAGCCGTGAGTTGTTCACTTGTCGTGAATACGTTTCCGTTGCGCGCTTCAATGACGCCAGTCTGTTGCACATCATCATACATATCGACTACCTGAATCATGTCACCTACGTTAACCCATTCTCCATCTGCCAGTGACTTAATTTCCATGCTGCGACGGGAATAAATAAGACGGCGACACTCAAGAACTGCCCTATCAACAGCCTGATAGCGATTGCGGACATAAAGCATGTCGAATTTCTTAGCTTTAGTTGGCTCTCCTTCAACGATACCACTATCTGTGATGCGATAGTAAACGTTGGCTTGCTTATTCGTTGTTGGGTCACGATATTCGACGTTAACGCCATCGAACGTACCAGGCAGGCTGACGTCGTAGCTTAACTTGTATCCGTCGCTCTGCGTGTTTCTGGTATTGAATACAGTCGCGGGATATTCTCGTTTTTCATCACGAGAGAAACTCATCACGCCGTCGTCCCAAAATGCAGTGACACGAGCCGCATCGCAGATGGTCTGCAGGCGTTCGCCAATGCTTTTATCTTCATCGTCAAACGTGTAGTCGAAATAACCAAGACGCTCATCAGGCAGGTTGTCGGCAATTTCATACAGGCTCACGATGTCTATCGTGTTTTCTTGATTGCCAGCGGTAATTAGCCAGTTATGCAGAACAGCATCAGCAAAGCTACGGGAAGGTGCGAGAGTATAGCGCACCGTGCCAGTATCACGGTTGTATCCGATGGTGTGGCGCGTGATTAGCGCATTATATTTCCTGTCACGGCTACCTGTTGCGTTCTCAGTGGCGCGCACAACCACCTTAACCACAGTGTCATCTGGATAAGAAACATTGGTGCGCGTGACTATTGAATGCACTTCATCAAGCTGAATGATTGATTGCTGGGTGCTGTTATTGGTCCTTGTAAACTGGACTGCGTATCTGGCATTCCCATATGATGGCGTTATTTTCCTTGTGTAATAGTAGGTATCTGCTCCGCCAGCTACAAAAGTATATGTGGTTGATTGGTATGAACCTGCAATCTGCACGTTATCATCATCCACCGCCCACCACTCAGCTTTGACAATAGCGCCCTGATCTTCACCAAATTGAGCAACGAAATGGAACCATAGCTGATCACCTTCTATTGGTGAGAAATACGGTCCTGAAACAAGGGCTTGATTATCAGAAATAGTAAAGTAATTATTGTTAATGGTTACTCCATCCAGTGATGATACGAGTTCATTCCCGGAGTAATCTACATTGGTAATTATAAATGTGTACCAGTAGTTTTCTGGCGGCACGCCTCCGTCGTCAGTTTCTGTAGCTGAAATCAACCTTCCAGACAGCTTTATGTCGCGAGTAACAGTAACCCCACCCACTGTAGGAAATGATACGTTAATGCCAAATGTAACATCATGAGGCAATGTCAGATCAATGAAATAATCAAACTCATTGTTTTTGGGTATCTTCGCAAGGAATTGCCCGTTGGCGTACTCCATTTCAGTTACCGTGGTTGTTGTGGCTGACTCAATGACAACAGAGTTAGTGTCGTTTGGCCCATACAGTTCCTGACCGTCAACGTCATCAAATGCGTAAGGTTCAAGAACAACCGGAATGACCTCTCCCGGCTGATAAATGGTGTAACTCGCGCCAGCCAGAGAGCCGAGGTTTGACTCAGAATAGCGCACGGAAGATACATCATATTTACCCAGCCCAAAGTTCATGAACTCGGTGACATATTTAATATTATTGATGTATTCGAACAGAGACTCCTGAAGCAAATCAGGGTACGCGCGAATCTGCCCGAAGTTATCAGGGCGCGCCTCGCCGTTGCGCGCAATATTGGTTTGCGCTTTCAGGCTGGTATTTGGTGATGTTTTAGAGCTGGTATCAGTTTTAGGTGTGGATACTTTCGGTGTAAGGAATGAGAAAATCTTCGTTACTGGCTTCAGTATCGCACCGATTAGGTCGCCAATTGCGCCGGATGGCTGGCAATAAACGTTGACCACATCGCCATCTCGCAAGCAGAAGGAAAGCTCATCATCTTCACCAAGCACTCTGCCATTGATCGCAATTGAAATGCTGGCAGGAAGGTTTGATTTATTCAGCCACTTCCACAGGTTTGTTCCCGCTGGCACAATTCCCGTTTCTTTCGGTGTGCCCGGTATCTTCTGAACATGAATTACTGGCATAGGTGAGAAACCTTAACTTTGTTGATATTTTTTCGAGTGTTCTCAGTCTGTCAAATCTGACTGCTGTTTTCTCTCGCGCATGAAGTATTCTATCACGGCCCCATATCATGGCGATGTGCACAGGTACGCCTCCGCGATATGCCACGACAACATCGCCTACCGATGGCGACTGCGTATCCTGCCAGAACGCTACTTCACTATCGAAACAGGTGACAAAAGAGCCGCCATTATCGTAGCTGTCGTCATGATGAATATTGATGCCACGGCACAGGCGGTAATAAAGAACCACCAGCCCCCAGCAGTCTACAGCGTCAGCATGGCAACATCTGTTCTTGTACGGCTTGCCAAACATCAACTGCGCAAATTCTTCATCAGACATTACGCAGTCCTGGGAATTGAGCAATGTCATAAAGTTTTGCCACGTTTCCTTTGATTGGGTTTTTAATTGACAGCGTAACGGTAACATCAGAACCGTCCATTGCCACGTCGCTGACATACAGGCGATATGGCTTCAGTGGTGTATTCGTGTCAGTCTCTTCAAATCGCTGATACAGTGCGCTGATTGGCTCAATGCGACCGGAACCAGTCCACAGCTTCAGGTATTGCTTGAAGTCATTAGCCAGACGTGCAAACTTGACGGTTGCGTTAATCGCTGGTGTGTTCGACTGCTGAGACTGCGTGATGTCCATGCGCACGGGAAGGTAGGTTTCTCCGCCAAGCACCATTTCATCCAGCACGTTAGCGACAAGGCGCACATAGCCAAATGAGGAGTGGTAAAAAGTTATCGTGTCGAACAACGCCCAGTTAGGGCGCTTTGCTTTGTAATCGCGTAACGATGGCATTATGGGTACTCCGGAAGGTCACGGTTAACGATTTCATCCAACCATCCAAACCATCTGTAATCAAGTTCAACCAGAACATCATCAAACTCATCCATAGTGTTATTAAGTTTTTTGGCGATGACATTGCCAGTCCACGTCACCACGCCGCCATCAATGATGGTCTGTACAGGATAGTCGGTAAAGTGCAGCGTCTGCTCCTGCAATCCGCTACCGCCGAGGTCAATCATCATGGTGAACCAGTTGTTTGCCTTGTTCAGGTAACTCGGGCTACGCAACCACTGGATAAATGCGCGCTCCTCAGCCAGTGTAAACTTCCACGTCAGGCTCCATGTCGCCGCAATGTCAGTTGTCAGCCTCTGAAAAATTGGTGCCCCAACGGCTGGGGTATCCTTCCTGAAAGGGGTCTGAAACGTAAGGTTTTTGCTGGCTCTTTGCGCCAAAGGCAGCCAGTCAGGGTATTTGATGATAGCCATTATTCTGTTGCTCTCCGGTTTGCTGAGTAGTTGCGGCTAATGCTTTGCCCAATGGGGCCGTTGTTTTCTATGTCACTAACGATAGTCTCAATTGTCACGCTGCCATCACCATTATCTCTGGCGCTGCTGCTGACCTGAGCGGAGCTATTGTTGATAACGCTATTATAAACCACAACGCCACTACCACCTCCGGTAATGTCTTTGTTGCTGATAACTGAGCCATCGTTGCCTGGAATCATGTACTGGCGACCGTTGGACGCCTGGAATATCTCAGGCAAGCCATTCTCGCCCACTTCGTACATGCTTCCGGCACTAACAGGGCCACCATTTTTACGCTTGCCAGCAATACCCATCGCCAGCGCCCCAAGAACAGCACCTACACCAATTGCAGCCGCACCGCCGAATGAACCGATTGACGCAACAATTGCAGCAGGAGTCCATGCTGCGGTAGTGGTGGCTGCCGCCGCCGTCGACGCTGCTGTTGTGGTTGCCAGTCCTGCCGTTTGCGCCGCCGTTGTAGTTGCTGTAGCCGCAACCTGTGCAGTCTGTCCCATGACCGCAGATTTAACCCACTGCACGCCCATTTCGACGAAACTATTTACCAGTGAGTTAAGCACCGTAGAGCCGAGACTACGCATGGCATCCTGAACGCTCATTGTGCCTGTCAGTAATCCGGTAATACTGTTTGATGCTGTGCTCATCGCAGAATCCAGTGCTGTGCCGAACAGTTGCGCACCGAGGCTTTGCTGCTGCCATTCAGCCCACATAGCATCAATTCGCTGCAGGCGATATTTCTTTTCAACAGCCGCTCTTGCTGCCTCCGCTTCAGCAGCTTTAGCCGGGTATGCCATTTTGTATTGCTCAATGGCAAGCATGTCCTGCTTGTATTTTTCCTCTGCTGCTGTTGCTGGCTTTACGTCCTCCTCTATTGCTTTGAATTTTTTCTG